TTAACAATTTCAATAATAATATCACTAGGTAATTGCATATGTTTACATACCTTACATATCATAACTTCTTTTTCATCATTCCTATAATTATCATAATTATGTATACCTAGTGTACATCTTCTTTCTTGTTCTTTTATCTGATAAAAGGGATCGTTTCTATTAATCACAAAATCCATCGCCTTTTAATAGATGTGAGAAGCGATGTGATACTATAGCACATAACAAAAATACTAAATTATCACTCTTATATAATCCTGCTTTACATTTATATGTCCACATATCTACTCCTAAAAAAAAGATTCCAAACTACCGACATTCTCATTTTTCCATCCAATCGCATTCAAGATATTCTTAACTGGTTGAAGAAACGATTTATCAAATTGCATATCATAATCTATATATTTTTCTAAATTAAATTCGATCGGCAATACAGATGAAATAGCAATAACATTTTCACCAATCTTATTAGGTTCTTTCAGATAGGCAAATTTAATCTTATCCCCATCCCGAATTAATTCATATTTATTTGTGAGATTTTGTTCTCTTAAGAAATGATTATAGAGAAGAACACCTCTTACATGAATTGGTGTTGCTTTAATATAAATGTCTTTTGAAGATTTATACTTATCTAGACCGCGGACTGATCTTGGAAATGCTATATTAGTAAAACTTAATTTCTTAAATTTACTACGATAATCCTCAAGGGCAACTTGAACAGTTTTTTCATCCGTATTAATAATAGTTTCTATTAATGAATGAAGATTCTCACGACACCATTCAGGTGTAGAACTTCTAACACTTTCAATACCCATTATTTTTAATTTGGGTTCTTTATATGCTACACCTTCGTTATTATATACATTAAGTATATATCTTTTTTTAGCAGTCCAAATACCTTTGTCTGCTATTACCTCACGCTCCATGAACATTTTCTGTTCATAGCCATTTACATATGTATGAAGTAACTTATAACTCGTGTCAATATATGATTCAATTTTATCTTTACATATCGTATCCAAGAAGGATACGATTTTTGTAACATCACTTCCCTCTGGTAACACACTATTAACCAATTTATCAAACGTGACATAAATGCTATCCGTATCGATCGCAATGACATAGTCTGCGCCCTCTGTTGATAGTAACGTATTTATATATTTATTTATACTTTTCTCAATCCATCTTATAGATAACTGTCCTGATGTTGTAATAGCCTCCGCTTGTTCTGGTGAATAATAAAGAAAATATTGATTAGCCAATGCACCATAGGCACTATTTAATAAAATCTTTTTTGACATCTGAATATTATTATACTTCGCTATATTATTAATCACTTCTTGTGATTTATTCCCACTTTCTTTTTTTTGTTGTTCTTCCAACATTTTCTTTTTAAAAACAACTCTATCATTATACATCTTACTCATTAACTTAGGAAGAAACCCTTGAACATTAGTTCTAAAATGTTCCCCGTTAGGTGTAAGTGTCATATCTTTCTGTTTAAGATAATCAGTATCAAGCTCTTGTCCAACTAACTTATCAACATTAACATCTACCTTAGGATAATCTTTAATAATTGTTTCTGGACTAATATTATATTGCTGTATCAAATGAGGATATAGACTAGCCAAGTCAAAACTAACTACCCATTTATGTAGACCTATATGTGGATCTTTAACATAACCTCCCTCAATTTGTCTACTTGAACTTTGTTCTTTCTTAGCTGGTGTAGCTATTTTTTGATCTTTAAGAAATCGATAGATAATAGCTTCCCAAGTCCTTACTGGTGAAAATACATCTTCAAAATTAATACCAGAATCATATGCCATCGTAATTATCAAATCTAGCAATTTCATCTTATCATCAAGCTTTTTTACAATCTCAACATCCCTTATATTATAACTAATAAACTTCTGATAATCAGTTTTATATAATTCATAGCCCGGTATTTCATCCTGATCTTTCCTTAATCCTAATTCAACCTTACCAATATAATCCAACTTATATGATTCTCTAATTTTATAAGTATATTTTTTATATAGGTCAAGATAATCAAGAACCGAAACACCAGTAATCAAATAGGTTTGGTTTTCTTTACCAGCAATTTTTATATTCTTCTCGTATATATTCTTTATTGGTGATAAAGCTTTTGCTTCTAATCCATATCTATTCAACCGATTTATTATATAAGGAATATCAAAAAACTTACAATTCCAACCTGTAATAATATCTGGAATATTATCCTGCCACCAGCCAATGAATAACTCTAACATTGCCTGTTCATTATCACTTTGAAAATAATGAATAACTTTATCTGGCTGGTCAGGAGTATATTTTCCTGTTCCAAAAGCCACATACTTATCTTCAATATTATCATAACAAGTAATGGATGTTATAGCAGAATTAGCCATACGGATATCGGGGAATCCATTTTCAATGGATGTTTCAATATCAATATTAGTTATTTTAATTTTCGTTGAGTCGTACTGAACATCAGGATATGTTTCCGTTATATATTGAGAAACATAATTGCGATTGCCAAAGATAGAATAATTAACCGTACCCTCATACGTTTCAAGAAATTCTCTACAGTCTTTCATTGAATCAAAAGTATGAGAGCCAAGAGGCTCATTATCTAAACTTCTGTAATTGGATTTATCTTCCGGAGCTGGAAGATATAAGGTTGGTTTAAAATGTGTATAACCAGAATACCTTTCACCTTTATTATCTATCTCACGACGATAGATACGATTACCTATTTTAGCCACATATGTATAAAATTTCATTATATAATTATACCAAAAAAAGATTCAAAATACAAGGAAGATTTAGGGTACTACAATACCGCTCCCAAAGGCCTTATTATATTCATTTGCAATATGTTTACTTGGATCTGCAACAACAAGAATTTTATCTTCTTTTAATTGATACTCTTTATCTTCTGCATATGGCATCCATGGATTAAAACCAATACGTTTCTCATCTAATGGAATCATTACTACAGGGTTTTTAATAATATGCTTACTGTCATCAAATTCACCTATTAATTCTTCACCATTTGTTAATTTTACAATTTTTACATTCACGGTTCCATCTCCTTTAATAAAGTTTGCTTCAACATTCTTGTCTTTTGCGACAATATACTTCTTCTCATATTCAGTAAAGATATAATCTCCTGATACCTGACTGACTATATTACCGGTTGCACCTATTGCAAAGGTTTCCAAGCCCGTGCAACTTGCTATAAAAAATAAACTAATTACAAATATTATATTATTTAAATATGTCTTTTGGTATTTCGGTTGAGCGTNCATTTCCTCCTNCTGTTGTGGTTTTCATACCAACGTTACCTATGCTATACTTTGCCTGTAAGTCCCATTCAGATTTTTCCCCAAATGGCAGGATTTTCATCTGTCTAATCGAAACAGTTGGTTGTGCTTTATCGGGATGTAAAATTTCAACTAAATCCCATTCATGCAAAAGATTCACAACCGTATTTCTTCGTTCAATATCATTCTCAGAAAGATTAGTTGGCTTACCATCAAGCGCAAATAATTCTTTAAAATGAACTATGTAATATTTACCTTGTTTGTGGAGTATGTGGCATGATTGATATAACTTTTTTTCTCGTCGAGATGCTATGCCAATGCGGGTGAGTGTTTCTTTAACTTTGAGGAAATCATCATCTTCTTTCAACCTCACCTCAATCATATCTTCAATAGACCATTTTATATTATCTGCTGTCATCGTCCTATTCCTTTCAATTCAAAAATGCTTAATTTATAAAACCATTATATATATTTATAATATTAGGACAGACCACCCTTATTGAGCTTATTCTTGATATATTCTATATCACCTTCAGTAAGAACCGATAAAGCAGTACTTGCCTTAGAATTACTATATTTAAAAAATTCCTTTACTAATGCTAAATTTTCCAGTTTCTTTCCCTTTGCCCAAAACTTTCTTGGTCTTTTCTTTTTGGGTATAATATTATAAAGAAAGTCATAATGTGTTTTATTAGCAATATCAGGAAATCTATTTACTTCATTAATTATATAAATTAAATCCGATTGATAAGATAGGGAACGATTAATAAGAAATTTTTTATAATCTTTCCTATCCTTAATCTCTGAATCATAACTTTCTTTTGTCATCAAATCATTCGCATATTCAAATGGATTCATTATTCTTCCTCATCAGGTGGTGGATAATCTAATCTCCATTGACCTTTATGTGTCACTAAAGATTTATCATATGGATTCCATGCTGCATTACTTAGCCTATCAAGTGGATTCCTTTTCTTTCTTTTCATTCTTCTTAAACCATCCGGATGTGGATGTAAACCTGTAGGATCAGGAAACTCCTGCATTGGATCTCTATTTTTAAAATCTTCCACTTCTTGTCTCATATCATCAAGCAACCTTTTTCTTTCATTGTCTAGAAATTGTCTTTCCTGATCACTCATACTTTGACGGAACCGATTAATCCTCTGTTCTCTTATCGCTTCTTCATCACCAGAAAGCTTTGCCCTTTTCTTTTGTCTAATTTTCATAATATTATCTTTTTTATCATTATCCAAACTATCCCATTGTTTCATCAAAACACGATTTAAATTGTCAAAAATCATATTATATAATTCTTCGTCTTCCAATGATGCCGCAAGTGCTAATACCAAAGAAAAAGTTTTATTTAAATCTTCAATATCTCCAAGATAACCATCTTCATTGTTTGCCATTTCTCTACTAACAATTTCAACTGAACCATCAGTATGAACAATTAGTGCCGAATCATCAGCATCTAATTTTATATGAAGATTACCTTCCTCATCAATATTTGGATTTTCATCCTTCTTTTCGTCAGCCATTTGGATCTCCTTATTTACTTACACTTAATATTTATAAGGTTAAAGCGCCGCAATACACAACCATATAAGGGTAGAAACAATATAATCCCTATCGCTATTTTATAAATAACCAATGATGTAGCCAGCTCTGCCCAATGTGTTGCCATATAAACATCCTCTGAACCCTTAAAAGCAACAATAAAGAATGTATATGTATCTATAACATTAGCTATTACTGTCGAAAGCATTGGTGCAATCCACCAAGCATTATAATGTTCTCTTATCTTTTGAAAAATATGTACGTCTATTAATGTCCCTATCCCATAAGCACATGCACTTGCTAACCCAATTCTAAGGGCAAAGTCAAAACCTCTACCTTCTAAATTAACCACTAAAATAGAAATAAGAATCGCTACCGGAAATGCTCTATATATTGTTTTTGCTGCTATACCCTTTCCTAATGCCCTCACCGTTAAATCAGTAATAACCACTATAAACGGATAAGTAAATGCAGCCCAAGTTAATTTTATTCCAAACACATCTATTGGAATATGGATTAATGCATTTGATAATGCAATAATAACAATATGTGCTAATGATAATTTATATATCATTAAGTTATAATTAGGAAATTTATATGCCATAATAAGGATTATTCACAGTTAAAAATTTCCTATCTTCACCTAATTGCCTATATTTAATATCAAAAAAATACATAGTATTAGCTTCAGTGGACTTCGCACCTTTAAATTTAGTCGAAGAAATATTAAAATCATCGTCAATAAACATTGGACTTATTTCATTCCGGAATAGCATTAATTCAGGACCCCGCATCCATAGACAAGAAAAACTTCCATCTATAGATTCTAAAGAATCATGGAATTTATCTAAACTATATAACATTAACTTAGTATCCCATGTTTCATCGGTTTTATGCAATTCTTTTAATCTCTTAACCGTCGGTGCCTTAATTAT